CCAGGGTGCTACACGGCTTGGAACGCGGTTATGACCCGCTCGTGCGTGCGATCGGCCCCGCCACCCGTGCTAAGGGCGTGGGCGTCGGCCGACCAAGCCGCCATCAGCGCCGCCAAGCCCGGCCTGGACCCGGTGTCCCGGGACTACGCGCTATCGTCGATAGGCCGGCAGCTGCAGGCTGAAATAGGCCCGGCGCACGCGGCTGACTGGTTCTTCTCCGTTAGTGGTCGGTGGAACTACCACATCCTGGAGGGCGACACGCGCGCGCACGAGTCGGGGGTTGAGTCCCGTTACGCCCACCCTGCGACCGGGGTCCTATACCAGGTCGTAGGTGGCACTGGCGCCGCTATACCAGCATCGCTGGTGGAGCGTATCAGTGGCGATTGCCACGATGTTTTCCCTCGCGACCCGTCGCGGCTTTTTCACGGGCGCCCGTCGACCCAGGCACCTATGGTTGACATCGCCGGCACGATGTCTTTCGGGTCCCCCCTCTTCAAGGTGGCATGGTACCGCTTACAGGAGAGGGTGAAGACCCAAGCCGGCGCCAGGGGCGACAGTATCAAGTTCAAGCGTATTCATGTTTAGAGCCATAAACCAGGCAATCCAGAACGTCGTCGCGCCTCGCGCTCGTCTGCGGCCAAACCCCGCAAACCCCCTGGACACTACAAGGGTGTCTGGGGCTTTCCAGCCCGCCAATGAATCGCGGCCGTGGCAAAGACCGCCCAGCGACACGCCGAGCCTACACGGACGGGCCCTGTGTACGCTAGGGCTCGCCAACGAGGCAGAAGCCATAACCCCATTCACCGCGAAGGGCGAACACGGGCGTCGCCGGCCTCACGACTGCACCTACGACGCAACAACGGCGGAGGTGCATGGCACCTGGTTCGAGCACAACCGGGTGTACACGTCTAACGGCCTATGGCACTTCAGGCAGGGCATATGTTACCGGCCTCGCGAGGTGTGCGGGGGCTACAGGTGCCCCTTCCACTTCTACGACCAGATCCATGCGCTGGACCCTGGCCTCAGGGATGACCTCACAGTCACGTCAGCCAGCCACAAGGCATCACCCGAGTTCAGGGAAATCATCGACCCCGTGGTCGCGATGATGAACGAGTTCTTGGGCTCTCTCCCTGATGGGAGCGTGGTGTGGGTTAGCTCGGTGACCGCAGGGTACGCCTCCACGGCAAGGGATCGTCTCGCCCCCCCCGGCGGCTTTGATGCGTACCTTCTCTTCGCGACGGGGCCCCGCGCTGTCGTCAACTTTTCACCGGGTCGCCCGGCGTGCGTGATATACGCGCCTGTCTACGCTAGCCTCCGTGCCTACAGCATGTGGCGATTGCTCCCGCACTACTACGGCCCCGCCGGCCGCCGATACGTGTGCGTGAATAGGGCGCCAGCGAACGCGCCGCTCAATTTCCTCTCGCACCTCGACCATGGCGCGTCGGCCTTCTCGGTTCCGTGCTACATGTACGCCCCCGTTAACTGCTCGTTCCTAGTCGCCAACGGGGGTCGGTTCACCAACCGTGACCATTTTGACTGGGCTTTCGAGACGTACGGTGACGTGTATGGTACCGACGAATTCGTCCTGTACACCGAGCGCATCCACGCTTTGTATGATGCCGACGACTTGTCGCGGTTACTGGGCGCAGGCTACACCCACCCCGACACCGTGGTGCCGGGCGAGTTCACCGCGGTTAGCGTCAAGAGGGGCACCGTGCCTCTTGCCCGGCGGTTCAAGAGGTACGACTACCAGGCAATGTTGGCTATCCGTGCGGTTGACTCGGCAGTGACCCACGACCGATCTGTGAGGAGGTGGCGGGAGCCGTCGGGGCTATCACGCCCTTGGCAGGGTCAGGGTGAGGTGACCGAGTTCACCAAGCTCGAGTGGCGCCGCGGCCGGGCCCAATGGGTCGCGTCGCACGCTCCTGGCCTAACCACGAGCCCCCCCAGGGGCACCGTCGTAGTGTTCACGTTTGGCACCGCTGGGGACGTCATCCCCCTGCGGGCCATTTCGCGGACGCTGGCTTCTTGTGGCTTCACGGTGGCACAGGTCAATATCTTGGATGGCGCGCCGGCGCGTGATATGCTGGCCGACTGCGAGCGGGGCAAATCCCATCGTTGGCTGGACGTGGTGCATGAAGCCCAGCTGCTCGTGTCAAGTGAGTCCTTGCGTAACTGGGCGCCGTACTACATAGCCGGGCCCTCCAGCGTGCGCTTCAATCTGGCCCCGCCGTCATGGATCGCTCGCCCCCCGAGCTCAGGCCTGCCTGTTATGTTTGACCGAGTCGGTCGATGGTTGCTCTCGTCATGGGTGTCTGACGTCCGGATCGGTGCGTACAGAGGAGCCCGGTGGCTGCCACGCTCGGCCGATGGCCTGACCTACCTCGTTAAGGTCAAGAATCGCGGTGGTAACCCCATTGGTTACCTTAGGGGGTCGTCAAGCGCCCCTATCAGTGCCGACCACGCTTCGCTGCCGGTGGTGCCCGACGGTAACCACCAGCAGATCCTGCCTGATTATGCAGTCATCGTGTGCCCTGGAGGTGCAGGGATCGTCCAAACCGCAGCGTGCTGCGGGTGCAAGGTCGTTGCCACTACCTCAGTGATAGACCGTGATTACCGCCGACCGGACGACGCCGGCCAAGGGGTCGCGCCTGGCGCTGACCCTCAGCGGGTGTTGTTGGCAATGGCTAAATATGACTGGCGGCTATGGCTAGTATACGTAGTCCGTCGACCCCACAGGTTGCCCGGGGCCTTTGCCTGGGCTATAGGCGGCCTTAGCGCCGAAGGTATCCTCAACATAGCGTTGACCTGCGTGTGGTTGTACCACAAGTCAGGCCTGGTCTATGCCGTCCGGCCCTCGGTCTGGGCCACCTTCACCGCCCTCGCGCTAGGCAAGGACGCGGGGTGGTTCGCCACGCTCGTCGTTATCCTACTGGGTCGTTACGTGTGGACCGCGATCAGGTACGAAGTGGGATTCTCCCCAAGGCTTGCTTTGCGGGTCTCGCGATCGCTATCTTGGTCTCTGTTCACTGACAAGTCCTGGCCGGTCTTCCATGCGGCGTTCGGGTTCCGCCTCGGGCTGGTGCTAGCTGTGCTCTGGCGGGCGGTGGGTCACGTCACCACTGGCGCTGTCAACCACCTGTTGAGGGAAACGTTGGCGTACCTGTCGCTGGCAAGAGCTGGCTGGGAGCCCGAGGTGTTCCTAGCGCTGTCGACAACCTGGCGGGGTGGCATCCCCCTGGTCCACACCGCCCTGGTCGCCCCCAAGCGCCAGAAGCGTTATGAAGGCCGATACGTCGGTGATATGGGCCTCGGCCAGGAGTTCATGACCGGGATGGCCGATGGTCACCCTAACCCCGGCGAGTGGTTGATCCCGACGACACTGTCGGGTTCGATGCTAGAAGAACTTCCGGTCGAGGGCGGTCGTTATGGCGCCCTGTGGAACTGTCAAGTTGGCATCCACCGGGCTTTCAGCGCCGGGGCCGGGCCCGCGGGCCTACTGGCAACCCTGGCCGTGGCCTCGCTCCTGGCAGGCACAGTCATGCTCTTCGCGGCTGGGTTCACGACGTTCTGTGTCGCGTGGATGGTGATGAACATCCCCATGGCCATCGGGGGCCACCCTATCTCGACTATATTCCCCGGCATAGGCCGGTTCATAGGCAACTGGGAATCCCAGCTGGCCATCGAAGGGCCCCGCGCCCAGAGCGTCGCCGTATTGGTTCATGAGTACGTGGCGGACATGCTCGTGCATTTCGCGCAGCCCGGTCCCACGCACGCCTTGGCGGCTGTGCCACTCCCCCCAGGGGGGGAGGAATTCAGCTACTGCGTATGGGTCACGTCCTACTTGTACGCCACCTGGGACCCCGTGGCCAGGTGCAACGTTTTCGCCCGCCAGTGGGTTGACGAGACCGCGAAGCTGCTGGCTCGAGAAAGGGGGCCGGGTGCGGTTGATGCGTTCCTTAGGCTCGCCGAGTCGGCCGCCCAGGGTGAGGCGTTGCCGCCTGCAGCCCACCACACGGTCTTCCCCGCTCTGCCCGGGCTCACCCGCCTGGCAAGAGAAGCAGTGGTCGCCGGCGCCCACGTAGTTGCGCGAGGCGACGCGGAAGGCGCTGACTCCGGGGGGCCGAGGTTGATGGACCGCTGCCTGGCGGGGGCGCATATGCTCGCTTTGACGGCGACGCCTGGCGAGGTGGAGGCCTACCACAACGCTTATATGAGCGCAGCGGTCATGCACGTAGACGGGCGATCTGAGCCTTTCTTCAGGGCGGTGATCAGGGAATTCACCCCGGCCACCTGCTGTTGGCCCGGCACCCCGGCCGCGCTGCCGTATGAGGCTGGCCCGTATTACGAGCGTTCCCTGTCGATGGTAGAAGCCGAGTGGATGGCCGCGGCCAAGTCGGCCCTCTGCACCTACCAGTACCCGGTAAATCGCGGGGCCGACTGGAACAGAGACCTCGCCCTCGTAGTGGAGACGCTGGATATCGTCGCTGGCCTGGAGGACCCTTACGCCCGCCATGTCGCCTATGAGACCGCCCTGGGGTCTGTGCCGTACGAGAGTCTGGGTTTCGCCCGGGCTATCAGGGAGTCTTTCGTCGCGTGTTGTTATGCGAGGGGTTGGATGGCTGTTCCGCAGCCCCTCACCTCGGAAGAACACGAGGCTGCCAGCGTTTACGCGGCCTATCTTACTCGGGGCGGCAAGCAGGTTGACGACGCAACCGAAGAGGCGGCCGCACTGGTGATACGTGCGCGTCACGACCCAGACCGACGCTCCCCGCAATCACTCATCGCCTCCACGCTGCTCCGCCAGCTCCGTCCTGACCTCGGGCAAAGGTCAGTGGGCCACGCGTCCATCATCGCAGCGCTGGACACGATGCGTGATTGCCTCTCGCGATGCGGGATAGGCGTCACCCTGGTGGACAGCCTCGCGCCTCTTATCTGGCAGATAGCCAATGGTGTCAAGGCCGTGGCCGCCCAAGCGGTCGTGGCCTTGCGCGAGGTTATCTCCGTGTTCGGCTGGGAGCACCTGGGCCGGGTGTACGAGGTAATACTCCCGGCGCTGCACACCATCGCGCAGGTGATCGTCGCCGGACTAGGGCGCTCCCAGAAGTCCGTCTGGGCGTTGTTGTTCAGGAGAGTCAGCCCTGCGATCACCAGCGAAGAACGACTAGGCTGGGCCATCATGAACATGGAGAATCAGGTACTTTCGGCCGAACAGCAGAGGGACGCCACGATCGCGATGCTGAATGAATTCCGGCCCGAGGAGCAAGCCGAATTGTTGCCGGCGGCCTATCTACGCCAGCAGAGACTACCGACCCGCCCCAGGGCAACGATCGCCGAACTGGCGGGGGCGCCACTGGCCCGCGCGGCACGCCCGACCGACGACGAGGAACTCCACTCACGGGTCCAGGAATACTTGCAGCGTGGCGGTGTCCAAGGCGTGGACGGTGTCTGGTACGCAGACAGAGCCCATGAGATGCAATCGCTGGAGCGGTACAGCCCTCCCCGTCAGCTTTGCAGCCCCGAGCTAGATGCGCTGGCATACGAGACCGCCCAAGCCATGGCTGACGAATGGCCCGAAGCTTTCCTCGACGCCCGCGTCACGCCCTTGCATGCTGTCGCCCGTTATATCGAGAAACGATTCAGCCCCGGCCTGCCGTTCATAGGGAAGTTCCGTTCACGCGCGGAGCTACAGAAGACAGGGTGGCTCGGATCAATAGCCAACGCGGCCGAGAAATGCCTCAAGACCGGCCGGTACCCTGGCCAGATGTACCACGCGTTCCCGAAAAGTCAGGTGGTTGACAAGGCCAAACTGGACGCGGGGAAGGACATCAGGACCGTCGTCGCTCAAGATTTGCTGTCATACTTCGTGGACCAGAGCGTCCTGTTCGAGCGGAACAAAAGGCCGCCGCCTACAAGGGCTTTCGTGGGCATCGGGCTCTCCCTCACCGAGGGGGGGATGTCGCAGATTTTCGAGGCTATGGACGCGAGGAAGGACACATTCTCACTGGACTCGCACCAGTTCGACGCATGGAACCCTGAGGTGAACATGCGATTAATGGCCTACCTCGCAGAGATAGGGTTCCGAGGCACCCCCAACGCGGCGGCGAAGACCAGCGTTGCGCGCGCCCATTATTTCGCGATGCAAAACTCGCATATCTTCGACCTACAGACCGGCGAGCACGTGGCAAAGAACCGGGGCGGCGGCACCGGACAGGTTGCCACGTCCCACGACAACAGCTGGTCGGCCAGAGGGTTCCTAATCATGCTGTGGAGCCGCTCGACCGGGCGGCGTCCATCCGAGTTCTTCAGGACGAACACTGTGGCAAACACAGGCGACGACGTACAGTGGGGAACTGACGACCCAATCGACCCCGTCTCCATAGTCGAGGACGCCAAGGCCAACTTCGGTATGACCGTCCGAATCGAGGGCACGGGCGAGGTCACCGAGCAGACATACCTGGCCAAACGCCCGGTCCCCGGATCGGTGTATGCCCACGAGTATGAGGCGCTGGGCGCCACAGTCCCCAAGTTTGCCGTCATAACCGACCCGAAGCAGTTTCTGATGAGGCGGACAGCGTACCGCGCCCGGGCCGCGGGGCTCCCCAACCAGGAGTTTGCCATATACAAGCTGAAGCGGACGATAGGCCATAGCCTACTCGTCGCTCACCAACCTGACTTGTATGACATGCTGGCCAGGGAATACCTGGAAGACGCGCACTCGCTGCTCCGGCTCCGGTCCGGTGAGCCGATAGGGCTACACGTGTCCAGGGACAAACAGGGCCGTATAGCCTCCGTGCATCTGAACGTGACAGGGCCAGTCCCTGCCGCTTTAGTGGCTCGCATCAACTTCCTCCGCCGCATGGGCAGACTGCCTAGCTACGAAGAGATCGTCAGGGCGTGGATCGCCACCCCTGTACCGAAAACGGTTAGGGCCACCGAGCGGAAGCGTCAGGCCTTGATCGGGGCACAGGCTCTAGAGGCCGACGTGAGGTTCACGCTGCGCCTAATCAGATCGTGGACCCACGACTTCTTGCCGGACTCACTCGTGAAGATCATGCCTGAGACCCTCGCCGCCCCGGCGACGCCACTGTTCCTCGGAGGCAACCAGCGCATGGAGCTATGGCTGTGGCGCAAGGCGGTTGGGAACAACCCTGATCTGACGGTTAGTGAGTTCCTCTCGGTGTGCAGGGAATCGCCTTATAGCGCCGCCATGGACCCGTACGGGTTCATGTGGTGGGTCGAGGAACCGTCTAACAGGAGGGTAGCGATGGCAGCCGACGAGCAGGCCCTGGCGAACCACGCCTTGCTTGTAACCGGATGCTACGTGCTATTAACCACGTTAGCCGAGATGCTTCGGGCCATGCCCTTCATAGGGGTTTTCGTCGAGGTTCTCCTGCTGTTCATGCATGATCTACCCCGGGTCTACAGCACCGCGAACCTCATCTACTGGCACGGGTCAGGTAGGAGCTCGGCTACTATCAGCGCCCTCATGCCTAGAGACGCTTACGCGCCTCAGAAGAAGGCAGCTGTTATCCTGGCCGGACTCGTCCCGCTCCAGTGGTATTCGTGGGTGCCAAGCACCCCTGTCCTCCGGCTCCTGCCGGCCATAACCGAGGTATACGCCAGCATCCAGGTGGGTTTCCGGGGGCTGCTACTCCGGAACGTCGAACGTGGCCCGTTCTCGGGACGCAACCCGTGGGACGTCCACCTGGGGCGGATCATCGACCAGGCGGGAGTGCCGGTGATAGACGTTCTGACCGCTCCCACCGCCTCGGGTAAGAGCACGTTCCTGATCGGTTCGATACTATTGAACCGCCCGGTTTCCCGCTTGTGGCTAGTGATGCCCAGGCGCGTCCTACGTGACGAATACGGCAACCCTACCGTGGCCGACACCGACGTACTACGGTATAAACGGGGTGCCAACCTAGGCGCGCTCAAGGTAGTCGTCCTGACGTATGGGCAGTTTCTAGGGCTACTGGCCGGGGGCCTCGTGGGAGACTCTGATCTGTTGGTGTTCGATGAGTTCCATGAGAGCAGCCCGGACATGCTACTGGCCGAGTTCCACACCCGCGGCAGGCGACGCTTCTTCATGTCCGCGACGCCCGTTCTGGCGTTCTTCCCAACACTGCGCCGGCATTACCACGCGGGGATTGCCAGAAGGCACGACGTTGAAGCCACCTACATGACGGGCAGCGCGGTGGCGATGTTCCAACAACTCGAGCTCCTGAACAAGGCCGCAGCACGCAGGAGCTTGGTGATTGTGCCGACAATCGCTGAAGTCGACGACACCGTGGCCGCCATACGGAAGCTAGGGTACGAGGCGTCCCCTCTGACCCGCTTGCATAGAGCAGTCCGCCCGACGGGCGTGATTGTGGCAACGGGCATCGCTGACTCGGGCCTCGACATCAGGCCGCCGGCGACGGCGTTGGTCGACTCAGGTGAAGAAATCGTGCAAGACCGTGGTTACCTCAAGCGGCAGCCCACCACCATGGCGACGGCGGAACAACGCCGCGGCCGTGTTGGCAGGCTGGATCACGGGGTAGCGTACGTTCATGCCCGTTCAGGCCAAGGCGAGTACCCGGTGGTTTACCCCACTATGGAGCGGTACCTCGAGTCCGACCCCACCAGGGCGCTGTTCGACGCCACGTATGGCATCATCAACGGACTCCGGCCGATGGCGCCGGAAGGTTTCATCCCCCACCCGGCGTATCTCGCGGTAGGTCTCGACCCCGGCATCCATGCCGAGATGTCCCCAGGGGAGAGAGACTCGCTATTCGCCCTGTATATATTCGGCGCCAGTGTCGCGTCTAACGCGGCCGCTTCACGGGCATACGAGATGTACAGAACGATGGCGTACCTCCCCGAAGAGCTCACCCATTTAGAGCGGGCACTGGGAAGGCTCCCCCAGGGCCAATTCCTGCCATATGAGGGTATCAGTCGATACTGGGGTTCCAGGCCATTTGCCTGTGTGCATCACGATGGTAGCATTACGCGCCACGCGAGCATCGAATTAAAAGGTCAATATGTGCGAGCACGACGCTAGCATAGCTTTTTCCCCCCCCCCACGGGGGGTTGTTTTCTTTACAGGTCTAAGCCGGCCACTCAGGGCCGGGCGCTCGTTACACCCTCCTTCTCTTATCTCCTCTGTCCTCATTCCATTTGTCCTATAAAGGACCCCTCGAGGCTGCGAGCATAGGGGGGAAATCCCCATGCTCAGAGAGCCTCG